TACTCATGACAGCTCTTGGAAATTTTCTAGTTTTTCCTCTCATCTTACCCTCGCTACTCGATGACCGCCTCGCTCTCGGAGATATATTTACAACAACCTCTCTGCGTCGACTAGGACCACGCGGTGGAGGAGGTATCGGGGGAACAACTAGAGCATTCGGAAACATCCAAGCTTTACTCATGACAGCTCTTGGAAATTTTCTAGTTTTTCCTCTCATCTTACCCTCGCTACTCGATGACCGCCTCGCTCTCGGAGATATATTTACAACAACCTCTCTACGCGGACTCACTAATAATCTTGCAGTATTTGGTGCATCCATAAGTTCTTCCAAACTTGTCAATTTCCTCCCCACATGTTCCGGAGAATGTCGTACTTCATCAACTAAAACATTAGGTTGCATACCTTCCTCACGACCCTCACCATCTCCTTCCAATAACGCGAGCGTATTTGGGAGACTAACCCTATCAGAATTAGCAGACATTATATATTATATGGGTATATAAATATATTATAAAATATTATAAATATATTATAAAATATTATAAATATATTATAAAAATATTATAAAAATATTATAAAAATATAAAGTCGCATGTTATACTAAATGTTTTATAAAACAATATTAAATATAGGCACGTATATATTTAATATATAAATATGTCATTTATAATTGCCGAATATATTTGGCTTGACGCAAATAAAAAATTAAGGTCAAAAACAAAAATTATTGAATTTGGCTATCACCACACCGCAGATTATTGGTCACGTTTTTCCTCTTATCCTTCTTGGGACTACGATGGATCTTCCACAGGACAAACAGACGATAAAAAGTCAGAAATAACACTTTGCCCTATTTTTGTATGCAACAATCCCCTCATTGTTCCACTAGACACATTCGGACAAAACAGAATAGCATATTCTAAACTGGTTTTATGCGAAACATACCACCCCGACGGAACACCCACGCCTTCAAATAAACGTAGCTCTGCTGCAGCAATATTCGAATCCTTTCAAGAACAAAAACCATGGTTTGGTCTTGAACAAGAATATTTTATTTTAGATAAACGCATCGAAACCACGCCACATACGGCATTATTTTACGAAACAACCGAACACTATTGCGGAATTGGACACGATGTCGAGTATCGAACAATGGCAGAAGAACATATGCTTGCGTGCATAAAAGCCGGCATTACTATTTCTGGTATAAACGCCGAAGTCAGCAAAAACCAGTGGGAATTTCAAATCGGACCATCCGAGGGAATTCGAGCATCCGATGAGCTATTGATTGCAAGATTCCTTCTTGAACGCATCGCCGAAAAATATAGGAATACCATCTCATATGAACCCAAACCGTTCGCCCATATCAACGGGTCAGGGTGTCATGCGAATTTTTCCACACTTAACATGCGCACACCATGCAAAAATAATGAAGGCATCGCGGAAATATATCGCGTATTAAATAATCTCCAAAAACACCACACAGAAGATATACAATATTACGGCGTAAGCAACGAATTACGTCTATCTGGCAAACACGAAACATCCGACTATAATACATTCACATACGGAATCGGTGACAGAGGAGCATCCGCCCGCATCAATAATAATACACACCGAGCGGGATACGGCTATTTCGAAGATAGGCGACCCGCCGCAAACATAGACCCATATTTGGTAACCGGTATTTTAATGAAGCGCTGCGCAGAATAATCGACTTTACACTTTTTAACATTTCGGATGGATGGCGGCGACTTATTCATAACTATATTTCATACGAATATAGTTATCATGAAGGGGAAATATATTATAACAAACATCTGTCATAATTTTCAGTGAGATACCCTTTACAAATACGCAGCATATCACCATTATTTTGCATATCAACTAGTGTAGTATTAACCATATTTAGAACCTCGGGTAGTCGTTTATTCACCGCGATAGTATATTCATCATTTAGTATCGCTCTCTCCGTTTTATCAAGTTGCATAATAACATTAGACTTTTTAAGCTCGGATATAACAATGCTGGGGTCATCAAACCAATATTCGCTACCATTAGAATTTTTTAGTTTATTAATAATTTCGGCAGTTGTTGCAACCTCGATGGGAGTTTTGCCGAGTTGTTTAACATAATCAACATAAGCTGATCCCTTTAGTACATTTATATTATTAACTTGTTCTATCTCATCAAAGGCAATGACATTTTTTTCTGTAACAATAAGCGAAAGAATACGAGTAATAATAAATGCTCTAAAAAAGAAAATAATAAGCGCCCATAAAGAGTTAACTATTTTAATATTATAAGAATTAAGCGTTTTAATTTTAAATGGTATTATTTCACCCCCAACTGTTAAAAAAGATAAAAGTGTTTTATAAAAGGCATCTAAAAAACTCATCTTCAGTATATACATTAGTAAAACCGTATAAAAAATGACGATTGCTAAAACGGTAAGTAAAACGTAATTTAAATTAACATCTTTAAATATATTCAATATATTTGATTTATCTTTCTTTTTTCTATAAATATGGATGTCGCTAATAAAAAAAGGTCGTGAGTATAATGCTAGATTGTACCGTCTACTAACAACACTGATATCTGCAACAACAACATCAAATTCGTTATTACTTAAGCTAACTAATGCGTTATCATATTCTCTTTTATAACACATAAACTCATATTCTAAATTATATTTTTCGGCGACTTTTTTCCAAATATCGACAGTAATTCCTTCAAATATAGGTTTACAATTACTATAAGGTAATGCATTCTCAATAACCGCTACACGAAGTTTTTTAGGTCTATTTTGACTATCTACGTTCATTTTATATAGTATTATACATAACAATATATAAAATATAGTTATAAATATGTAAATTTTCAAATTTTACTTTTATGATAATGTCGAACACGTGCGCCACGTCTATACGGATACACCCGACGACCCCTTCGCCTTTTGCGCGAGGCTTCTTATCCCGTATTTTTCGTATAACTGTTTCTTCATCGTCTTGCGTCTTTTTCGTATCTCGTCGCGATTTGGAAGGACTTTATGTTTATAGATAAACCTCGCCGTTTTTCGAAATTTGGTTGGCGATATAGGATTCATATGAGATGCTTTATATACACGTTCATTAAACCCAACATTCTCACCCTCGTACCTATCATAGTCTAAACCTTCAACCATTTCTTCGTAAAATTCTTTCGCCGACGACGTATCGTATTCTTTCTTGATTTCTCTGTACTTCTCATGATGCATAAATGAATTAACATCGGTCTCGTCCATGATATTAAACCCATCTTCAATATACATCAACAACCCCAACAGATTATCAAAATAGTCGAATATATCACCAGTCTGGCGAATAGCATTTTCCAGTAATTGACACGTCGCTTGTTGCGCAGGGGTCGGATTTGCACCATACATTGTTCTAAAGTCTCTAACATTTTGAAGAATGATATATAATGAAGCGGTTATCATGGGTACTCGCAACGAACATACTTTTAAAAACTCACTCATTATAAATATTTTTACTTTTATAATTTCGTTGATATATGGATAATACCACTCACCTCTTAATGGAATACCACCATCCTCGATTAATCGATTAGAACGACGTCCTCCATTTATTCCAGAAAAACTGAATAATTCGGCTACTTTGGAAAATACAATATAACTATCCATAGCAATAAATGAGTATTTATTCATATAAAATTGAACAATGTTACTAGCTATATTATATACCTCCGTATATTTACTGTCGGCTATATAACTATTATACCCAGTAAATACATTTCGCTTGTTCACAACAACACGTTCAAGGGGTTCAAGTCCCGAATTACCCGACATTAATACATAATCATCCATTAACACATTCATTTTCGATAAAAAGTATTTGGCTTTGGTCAATATTTCAATCGCCGGATTCGCTTTACCCGGTTTCGGATTTCTATTTAATTGTAATGCAATATCGTGTATAGTTTCGTTATTTATGTGATTAACCGCGCAAGACATTATAATAATATTTATCCGCTTATTCTCTTTGATTGCTACCGGCAGAAGAGTTTCTATTAAATTCATTCTCGTATTTTTAGTAAAAAACGTTGTTCCAGGGTAGAGTTTATATAGTTCTTTTCTTGCTACATACGGAGTAGACTTATCGAGGTTATAATCTACGGGAACAAATATTCCTAATGTTACCATATTTCTTATAGACTTTAATGTTATTTTACGATCATCTCTTGTTACAACATCTTCGTGATGACCGCAAAAGAATCTGTCGTGTGTTATATTTGTCAAATGAAATGTGTCGGCTGCATAACACGAACTTATATTATCGACTTTGGTATACCTACATAAAATATCAAAAACAATCTTGCGTGTTCTTTCGCCCTCATCTGTATTATCAAACATCGAGTAGTATGCGGGGTTTCGAAGAATCTCATTTATCTTTACCGGAAAACTTCGATATGCCCCACTTATTACTTGACCTTCTTTCCCCATTTCTATTATCCTAAAATACTTGTTCGCAAGAACTTTCATTTCGGGAGATAACTCGTTTGTAATTGCACCGTGTGCGTGAACAAATGCAACATCCTCCCTTTTTATTTTTTTATGTTTTTCAGACAAACTCACCAATTCTGCCTCTTCTTTCCGCGTCATCGGTTGTGTTCTAAACATAGGATGTTTATTGTAACCTACTGCAGCGTAGCTTGCGGGATCAATCGGATTGGGATCGGGTGAAATAACATCTATATTAGGTATATTTAGCGCTAGTGGGTGGTCAGGGCTAGCGCCCATACGCTCAAACGGTTCGTTATATTCACGTAGATGGTACATAAACTCGTGAACCTCCAGATCCGTCATAAATAGACGACTTTGTAATGCTTCAAAACTTGTTATTGTTATGCAGTGTATTAATTCATCCCTTAACTTACCCCTTATAAGCACTTTTGCATATAAGTCTCTTTTATTTATTTTATTAAGTATATCATATATAATGGGTGATAAATATTTATATGTAATAGGATACATACTTATATGTAACATCATGCTACGCTCAGCCGCATTTGCCATTTTTTCGCGTAAGAACGTTAAAGGCAGTGGGCGTTTATGATTATATGTAAAAGGTAACATTAATAGTAAAGGCGTTGTTCTACTCGGAGTGCCTAGAACCGGAATAGTGTGGGGAAGGGCTTCCGCAACATCTAACAGCGGAGTATATGACGTGAGTAAACTGCGACCAGATGGTGATAATTCAATAGGAGGCGCTGGTGGGATTCTTTCTTGTATTCGATGCTTCAGTCGTCGTACTTCCCTTTTTTCTTGACTCGTCATTGATGCAGGTTTATCGGATATTTTTTTCAATTTATTCATTATATCCTCGTCTATTATTTTGGGCGCACCGTCACCATCCGAGTGCGATTTATGTGCACGTAAGCGTGGTTGCATGCGAGCCGGACTCCTAGATGACGCTGCCGCCCCCCGAGGCGATGCTGCTGCCCGTCGGGGCGATGCTGCTGCCCTCCGAGGCGATGATGATGCCCTCCGAGGCGATGCTGACGCCCTCCGAGGTGATGCTGACGCCCTCCGAGGTGATGCTGCCTTCAGTGACGATGATGACGCCCTCTGTTGCACCGAATCGCTCGATTTGTGACTATCAGACGATTGACCTCCCTTGTGTATTTTTAAATATTTTCTCGCATTTTTATATTTTTTATACACTATCTTCCGAGTTTTCATTTTATACTTCACGTCCTAAATATATATTATATAAACATAATATATATTTTCATAAACATTATATTCTCACCCATTCTCACACATTCTCACACAAAACATACATATAACCAACGACACCATTATGGTAACAAAATATAATTAATATATATAATAAACCACAGCATAATGGTCGCAAACCCTCGCCATAAGATAGGGAGGGCGGATGCCGAAGAAGTGATGATGTATGAAAATTTCAACTCTCGAGGGGCACTTTTGAAAAATGGACATTTATAAATGTCCATTTTCGAAAACCGGAGGTAGACTTTTGAAAAAAGCAATGCAATCGTCACTCAGAGCATAATGCTCTAAATCGTGTTTTTAAGTTGTAAAAAACGTTACCATATTTTTTTACAACTTTTCACAGAATAATCGCCCAACATGCGGGAAAGTGGACATTTTTGGACACTGTTAACAAAAATGCCGGACAAAAATGCCGCAAAAAAATGTGTACAATATGTGTTACGCTATATCTAGCAGACACGTTGTACGCCCGCGGCATTTTTTACATGGTTAACAAAACTGTTAACAACTGTTAACAAAAATGCGAAACCCACGACAGCATAATATGTATACAAATATACCTTCGCAAAAGATTCGTGACACCATCACAAAAACACACCCACCTCACACCCCCACACCCCGACACCTGCACACAACCAACGACACCATTATGGTAACAAAATATAATTAATATATATAATAAACCACAGCATAATGGTCGCAAACCTCCGTCATAAGATAGGGAGGGCGGATGCCGAAGAAGTGATGATGTTTCTTTTTTCAAATCTAAAGCTGGATTTTCAAAATTGGACATTTATAAATGTCCATTTTCGAAAACCCGGGGTAGAAATATAAAAAAATCATTGATTTCATCACTCAGAGCATAATGCTCTAAATCGTGTTTTTAAGTTGTAAAAAACGTTACCATAAAATTTTACATATTTTTGAGAAATGGTTTAAATATTTATGTCCATATACTCTAGGAAACAAATGGAAACAAAAAAGTCGCCAAAAAAGTCGCCAATTTTTTCGTGTAATGTTTGTGACTATAATACATGTAAAAAAAGTGATTATGAAAAACACCTTTCTACTAGAAAACATGACATTATGGTAACAATGGAAACCGAGGAAACAAAAAAGTCGCCAAAAGTCGCGCATCATAATATGTGCTGTAAGTGTAAAAAAAGGTATAATACGCGCGCTGGGTTATGGAAGCATATGAAATTATGTGACTATACAACAACTGTGACGGACTTATCATCAGAACAGTATGAAAATGAAGAAAACATAAATAAAATAGATAACTTATATAATATTTCAAACAAGGATGAAATTATAATTAAGCTCATTAAAAATAACGATGAGATGATGAAAATAATTAAAGGACAACAAGAACAGATAAATAGTATAATCCCCAAAATAGGTAATATAACAAATAATACAACGAATAATAACAACACTACGAATAACTTTAATTTAAACGTTTTTCTGAACGAGTATTGCAAAGATGCGTTAAATATTTCCGACTTTATTGATTCGCTTAAGATAACTCTAGAAGATTTACTATTTTCAAAGACAAACGGGATATCACGCGGTATAACGGATGTAATGATAAAAGGACTCAAAGAGCTCGACATTCACAAACGTCCTATTCACTGTACTGACATAAAACGCGACATCATGTATATAAAAGATGAAGACAAGTGGTCAAAAGATGAGAACCACGAGATGATGAAAAATACAATTGTAAAAATCGCAGACAAAGAACGAACAGCTCTACAACAGTGGGCTATTGATAATCCTGACTGGATAGAAACCGAAAGAAAACAACTGGATTACTTAACAATGGTACGCTCCATTTGCGAACCAATCGAAAACTACGACAACTATGAAAAGAAAATATTAAAAAATCTTGGAAAAGAAATACAAATCGATAAGAAAAATTAAAGGAATTCGGTGAAATGGAACAGAATAGTTTAAACATCGATGATGTATGAAAATTTCAACTCTCGGAGTGCACTTTTGAAAAATGGACATTTATAAATGTCCATTTCTGAAAACCCGGGGGAGACTTTTGAAAAAAGCAATGCAATCGTCACTCAGAGCATAATGCTCTAAATCGTGTTTTTAAGTTGTAAAAAACGTTACCATATTTTTTTACAACTTTTATATATATTATGTGATAATGATTTAGGCATTTTTTATGTTAACAGAATATATGGACATGTTAACAAAAATGCCGGACAAAAATGCCGAATTTTTTGAGTGTAAAACATGTGACTTTATATGTAGCAAGCAAAGTAACTATATTAAACACATGGTCACATCTAAACATAAAACGTTAACAAAAACCGGAAATGTTAACAAAAATGCCAAAATATTTGACTGCGTATTATGTAGCAAACGGTATTTATCAAGAGTTGGTCTATGGAAACACAATAAAAAATGTAACAATATTAACAATATTATATTAAATGAGACCGAAATAGGAGGCGTTTCTAGTAATACTGAAAAAGAAATAAATCTAGCGATGACAAAAAACATGTTTATGGAACTTATCAATGATAATAAAGAAATGATAAAAATAATTAAAGACCAACAAGAGCAGATAAAATGTATGATTCCCAAAATAGGCAATACTATAACCAACGTGACAAATAATACTAACTTTAACTTGAATGTTTTTCTCAACGAACAGTGCAAAGATGCTATCAACATAAACGAATTTATTAATTCTCTAAAAATTACACTCGATGACCTCTATTTTACTAGAAAAAACGGAATTACGCAAGGATTAAGTAACCTTATGATAAATGGTCTTAAAGAACTGGACATTCACAAACGCCCTATACATTGTACTGACTTTAAACGTGATATTGTGTATATTAAAGAACACGACAAGTGGGAGAAAGATAGTAACAACACTATAATGAAAAAGACGATTGAAACCGTCGCAAATAAACAAAGAAATAAAATATCAGACTGGGTAGACTTGCACCCCGATTGGATCGAAGATGAAAAACTGCAATACGAATACCTTACAATATTAAACAAGATAACAGAACCATTCGAAGATGATGACAAAATAGAAAAGAAAATTATAAAGAATATAGCAAGAGAAGTTCAAATAACCGATATTAAAAAATATTAATACATATTTAATTAAATATATATAAAAATATTTTATTAATATTCTATAGTATATTAAGTATAACACATGGAAACAAAAGAACAACTGGTCCAACATATTAAGGGATGGATGGCAAACGATAATGAGATACGCGATATTCAAACACGTCTGAAAGAACTAAAAGATAAACGCAAGGTATTTGCAGACAATTTGGTGGAAATTATGCGCAAAAATGAAATCGACTGTTTTGACGTAAATGACGGCAAACTTATTTATACAAAAACAAAAGTAAAAGCCCCTTTAAATAAAACTACCTTAGCTGCATCTTTAATAAAATATTTCAAAGATGACGATGAACAGGCGAAAGAGTTGGCGCAGTTTTTATTAGAGTCGCGCGAAGAAAAGGTGAAGGAATCAATACGCCGTAAAGTACAAAAATAATAATATACTAGTATTATAATTGTGTGGCGCATAATTATAATACCATGCTTCCCTCATCGCGTCGAATAAGAAAAAATAACACAGAAACCCGCCAACCGATTTCTTTAGATGGAATTGAACGCTTCTATCGGAAGACAAAATCAACTAGAGATGTAACAGATGCGAGAGATAATTCGAAAATCAAAAATAAATATAAAAACACAATTTTAGACGAAAAGTTAAACAACGTTGATGGTGATACATATGACACGGATGATAGACTAAATGAAATTATGCCTTCTTATATAGAGTCGTCTATCTCTAATAAACTATCTTTGTATGATATAGAGCAAGAAGAAGATTACGAGAGTAAATTCGATAACGGTCTTTCTATAAAAAAACATAAAATGACAAATGTAAAATACCCATTTTCTGATAAATCTTCCAAACATTTAACACACGATGTGGATAATATATACGAAAACTTATACAAAATAAACGGGGAAGATGGCGAAGGCGGCGAAATAGTAGTTGAATTTTTAGTTTACTACATAAATCAGTCTGCATATAAACCATTTTTAGAATTTATGTTATATAAATTGGACGAAGATGATACATTCTATTTTCCGAATTTCTCGCAAAATAGTTCAAAATACGATATATTAGAGAATGCATCCATATTGTTGGATAGCTTATTTAGCAAGGATGTATGTAAATTTAAAGGCAGAATCATAGAATCACCCAACATGAATGACGTAAAAAGTGCACAGATTAATCAACGCATCATCCTACTATACGAACTCACCGAAAAAAATGATACCATTCATCAATTAAAACACAGTGATGCCATATGGTGGGGTACGGTAAGTGAAATATTTAATCATAAGAAGATACTTTTTTATAATATAAATGATTCTGTGACTGATCTGTTTTTGGCTTACCCCGCAGCCATAAAAATTTATCACAAAGAGTCACTAATCGAAACGCCAATGGTCGTTTATAACGGAAGTGACAGCAATAATGCAAAATATAATGCGGTTTTCTCTATTAAAAAGGCGAACAACGAATCAAGGTATGGTCCATTTTATTATTTTACGGACTTATATAATGCGATGCGCTATGCATGTTACGACGTCGATGGGGGCGAAAAGAATGCAAAGGGTGGACTTGTTCGGTTTGTGATTTATCCGGGGAAAATGAAGATGTTTTTGAAAAAAGACAAGCCGGATAAGTCGGAAATGGCGAAATATATTTCTAGTACAAATGCAGTCGAAAAAATGACAGCGCAATTTAGAGACAATGACTGCAAATGGATAGAAGACTATAACTCTTCATATAATGGTATACAAGAAATACCTATTAAAAAATCAGACAGTAACCGTAAAAAGAAGGGTGATGGCGAAGGCGAGGGCGAGGGCGAATATGAGATGAGTAACATTATATATATGAATGACTCCGAGAATGATGATATTGTTGACACGTTATATGAAGGAGGTGCGCAAAAAAACATACAGTATTTAGCAATGCGTATATGTATAAGCGAATACATATTTCAGACCCCTCTATCCTATTATTATATAGATACGAAAGATATACCAAATAATTATGAATATGATTTTAAAAAATATAAAATAATATAATATATACAAGTAATAATGGGAATGGGGAGTTTAAAATCATGGGCTATACTAATTTTAGTTATTTGTTTATTAAATCCTGCAATTTTTTCAATCCTTGATTTTTTAGAAGTCGATAGAAGCTCCTATGACTCTTACATTATTTGGGGAAATGCATTGATAATTTTTTGGTTTGTTTTGAATGACACGAGGTCGTCTGCTCTCCTTAATATATGATGTGCGAGGCTAAGATTAAACTATGAGACGTATGAGTGTTGGTGAGAAATGCGTTAATTCGTCAAATAAATAAAAATGACACAAACGTGTTTATTTAAGGATAAACTGCAAGACTATGGAAAAAATATTATATACACATAATATATAATATTTTATGACAGACATTATCGACTACAATAGCGATTTGGAATATTTATTAAAAATACACGCAGAAGAGTGCGAGTCTTTTTCAATATTACATCGCTACTCTTTTGAAAAGTATAGCGAACGTTCGAACTACATAAATATACCCGTTATAATATTGTCAAGTGCAATCGGTTTCGCAACAGGTATCGATATAGGGTACGATAAAATGAATATTATTTTAGGTGTTAGTAGTATTTTTGTAGGTATAATCAAATCAATTGATACATATTTTCAGCTAGGCAAGCGGTCTGAGTCACATAGAATATGTTCATTACAGTTTCAACAAATAAATAAGAAAATAATGATTGAACTGTCGTTGAAAAGAGACCAGAGAATATCGGCAAAAGATATGTTGCAAATTATTAAAACAGATATTAAAAATTTACATGATATTGCGCCACTTATTGATGACGAGATTGTGGAAATGTTCAAGAAAAACTATGGCGTTATGGACGCATCGTCTAATAAAATTAAATTTTCAGCTCACACGCCGAATTTATGTAATGGGTTGAGCCAAGTAACTATAAATGGAGAAAACTCATCTAGTGGCGACGAAGGAAGAGGTAGGCGAAGACGAAGAAGTAATAGTAGAGGGTCTCGTGGGTCTCGTGGGTCTCGTGGGTCTTCTCATGATTCCGACGACGACGATGATGATGGTGGCGGCGGTCGCGGTGGTGGACACGGTACTAGAGGTGGGCATTCGGGCGGTAATGGTGGGAATAATGATAAGCATGTAAACGATGGTAACATATCATCGGGTAGTGGATCATCGGGGTTTATGAGTTCTGTATCTAATCTATTTAATAAAGGAATAAATTTAATCAAAGGTAATACGCCCCCTCCAGTAGAGACCGAAATGAATGATAAAAATAGAAAGTCTAATAATAGTAGTCGCAATCATAATAGAAAAGGAAAAAATTCTGTTATTGAATTGACAAATGTTGTAGTAGACGGTGTTAACAATAGCGAAATTCACAATATCGTGCATAATAGTATACCATCCGGTAGTTCAAGTGCAAATATTAGAATGACACCATCCCTTACAAATAATACCGTTAATACTCTTCCGCTTACAGAAGCGCATTTACAACAACTAGTTATGTTGCAACAACAACAGCAACAACAACAACAGCAACAACAACAACAACAACAACAGCAACAACAACAACAACAACGGCAACAACCGTCTCGCCCCCCATCTGCAATTTCTCATCATTCTCAGCATTCTCGTGTATCTCAACGCTCTATACAATCAAATTCATTATTTAACCCCGTTAACTTTACAAATACCTTAGATACATCTTTACTTGTAGCTAGCGCAGATGTTGTTTTTACCAATACAAATAATATTCATCGTTCAAATGCATCCAATACATCCAATCATAGCAATAATGAACTCACTTCTAGACCTCCGAGCTTGGGCGGTTCTACACACAACTCCGTCGTCGGTTTAAATACGCCTCGCATCCAAAACAATATTGACAATAACGCCATAAACCAAGTTATAGAAATACACGAGATAGATCCCGTCGCAACAACAATGCCTCAAATAAATACTCAATACACTCAACACACTCAACCCCTCAATGCAAATTCACAACAAAATCAAAACCAACTACCAGAAGACGATGACGGAATCTTCATGTAATACGACAACTCACTAACCCCACCAACCCATATTGTTTTAATATAATATATGTAAAATTGAAATAAAGAGAAATTATGTATATAATAATAAGAACCTTATATAAAACTCCGGACAAAATGGAAAGACGCATAAACAAAAGAATTGAAGATCATACAATCGATTTTAAAAACGGTATAGCTAAAAAATTACAAGAAATTGGTAGCACACTTGGTGTCACCGAGACATCAACAAGAGATGAGCTTATTCGCGCAATCGATAACGCGAAATTACAATGTAACTCTATGACTGGTTTTATATATAACTACGAAAAGTTGCGGCTCGTGAAGGACGATTTTATGAAACGAAAGCGCATCAAAAGTGTTGTGCCAATACATGAAAGATGTTGTGCAAAAAGGGCAAATGGTGAGCAGTGCACGCGACGCAAAAAAGACGGCGAGACGTACTGTGGAACACACATCAAGGGAACACCACACAGTATTATAGACGAAGTCGAATGCGAACCGGCTACAACAAAAAACGTAAAAGTCGATATATGGGCACAGGACATTAAAGGGATTATATATTATATTGACAAAGCCGGTAACGTATACGACACCGAAGACATCATGAAAATAGATAAATACCCGAAGCGCGTAATTGCAAAATATCATCAAGATGATTCCGGTAAATATAGTATCCCGTCAATATTTGGACCAACTACAGTAACAGCGGTTTTACCATAATCCAGATACACCCCACATACACGCGGTTTTGATTTATAAATAACATTTTATATATACTTAAATATAATTTATAGTATATATAAAATACTGATTTTTTTATCCTAAATACGATGGCACATGCATATGACAGTGACAATTCTGACATTCGCGTAAATATTGACGGCGTATGGTCTTCGGCTAACTCTCAACAAAAAGAAGCGTATATCGCGTATAAATCTAGATACCATTATTATAGAGAGACGCTGTATACACATGATAACGGAATAACTATTTTTCGCGATGGACGGAACGATGCTCAGGGAGACCACTATGACCCATATATGCCTACATATTTTAAACTAGACAGCTCTATGCGTAATGCGAATGCAAAATACCCAATTGTAGATATGAACGATATATATATATTTTTAATGGAAGGTGTTACGGGGATTAGAAGTCGTAATGGAGCGGGATGGGTAAAGTCGCGGGACTATCAGGCGTGGGCATATATAGATTTTGTATATGATACAAACGCGTCGCGTAAATGTTACATGTCCAAATATTCTACATATCTTGCTTTTCCCCCGGGGTTTGATAACAGTAACGTTGTTACGATTGATATAGACGAACTGCCTCCAAATATAATATTCTCGATGTCGCGCAATGACAACAATAGCGTTTATTATGAAAAAAATGACAGATTAGCTACGCGTATAAGAATTTGCGATAACGAGTACGCGCGCATAGGATTTCTTGGCTTTTTTACAAGAATAACTATGGACCCCGGCATTGTTGTTATCCCACCCTTGGCTGTAACACATGCAAATACCAATATATTTGCGGGGGTACTACCAACACTTATCGAAACGGGTGACGAAGATGAACAATGTATACTTTGCTATAAATATAAGAAAAATATTAAATATGAGCCATGTAATCACATAATATCGTGTTATGAATGTACTGAGAAATTAGTAAAAAAAGAATGCCCCGTATGTAAGTCGAAAATAGCAAAGATTAAGAATATGGAATGAAATCATTTCTTTTTTAAAAATCTTTCCAAACATGCCGTAAAACACGACTTCGCCACTTCTTCGGCTATTTTCTCCACCTTGTTAACATCGAATTTTCCTCTCGTTGCGTCAATAAGAAAATCAATAGCATCAGATACGACACCGCCTTTTATCAAATTAAGAGCTTCCTGTTTATGGTCTGGCAACATGGCATCACATGACATTATTAACTCTGTAAGCAATGTTATTACAAATTCCTTTTTTTTACTACCACTCTCGGTTGTTTGTTCTACTATTACCATAGCTATGCGAAGAAGACGCATCATCGATTCAGAAGAAACAGATACATTATTTTCTTTGATTTTTTTCAAGAATTCTTCCTTACAGTATGCGAAATCTTTTATTACTACTGTAACCATCTCAGTGCCATGTGTCTCTTCCGACTTAACGTGTGGCGTATCGGGAGTCGTCGTATGCGTTGCACTTGCAGAGGGGTCGTTGTGGGAGTTCGAACTACCCGACTCGACAACTCCGCGTATATCTGATTCATTCAACTCGGGTAGTATCAACTTATCGGTAACATGCGCAGCCCATTCATGTTGACGGTGTTTCGAGATAACGACGGGGGAAGAGACCGGCGACGTCTCTACATAAACTGGCGAATCGCAAGTCTCGTGTACGCTTACTGTGGTTGTATGATTCATTTTCAAGTATGCTATAATATATATGCTATAATATATATTATAAAAATATTTTATATTGATTTATTAATATATATATATATATACAGTTAAAAATAGCCATATATTATATTATTTATACTTAAACCCACGAAACAAAAAAAATATATATAATTTTATCCCTCCTGTATATATATATTCACAATATTACACTTTCGTCGGTTTCCTTAAAATGGCGCGGACGGTGTTCTGTCTGGTGCGATGGACTTGTTGCTCACTCTTGGTGCTGAAAGCATTCTTCCAATACGTTCACACCCCGGAGACGCGTGACACGAGAATATTTGGTCGTTCGCATCATCGCATCCATTATCCCAGTCAACTTCGCCTCCATGACCACGATGATTTCCACGCATGCCAAGAATAGCGTCGCGAGATAAATGTCGCAACCTAGAACCAACGCCGCGGGATGATGGAGTGAAGTCGGATACAATTTTTTCATTCTCTTCCGTGACAACTTCGGTCTCGGCACTGTTTGTTGTCGCCGCGTTAGTAGGTGTGACAGGTGTATCGTTGTCGACACACCCACCATTAGATTGGGCGCGTACAGGTGCAGGTGGTGGGTAATCATAACACGAGTCATCTACTTCTACGTCACAAGCGTATCCATATCCACGAGCAACAGGACGAATATTGGCATCCATAGGCATAGAACTCAAGATGTCCGATTGGAGTGGCGTAATATCATTAACCGTGACCGAACGCTGCTGAATTTGTGATGCCTGACGCGCTGCGACATATCTTTCGCCAACGGAGACCGACATGAGTCCGCTAATGCAGACGAACAAGTCGTCGGCGAGTTGAACCATGAAAGGGTCTTCTGTTAGACCCTTTGCGGTGATGTATGCGATGATTTTTTCTTGGAACGCTGTAACAACCTCCATCAGTCGAGTCTTTTCATTCATCGACTCGCCGTATGTCATTAACCTTCGAGATTGGAGAAATCCGAGCGCTTCATTCACGGCGAGAATAGTATCAAGCCTCCACAACTCTCTTTCAACATCCTCATTGATAGCCGCGGTAGATGCAGGAACGCCGCCTACCTCCACTTCCACCTCCGCCTCTTCGCTTGGCTCTGGCAAATACACGAGCTGTTTCTCGGTTTTGTGCGTCGTAGAACTGGAACACTCGGTGGAGAAACACACCATGTCACACACAACTGCGTCAACATTCCATGGAACGCGAACAAAGAATGTGCGCGACGAGTCGTAAATGAGATTGTCAATCCGCATTTCGTTCTTCCATGACATAGTGACGAAGTCGTACAGTTCGACGTTTGACGAAATGACCACATTGGTGTATGCCGCATTCATTGCCGACCACAAGATTTCGCCGAAAATACAACCCGTCTTCTCCACATCGTCGATGAACCACTGCTTTGACGTGGGGAAATGGGTACAGAGATTCTGAAGCATCGCGGAATCGTGGTCTGGTCCATAACCTATCATGATTTGCGTCGCGGGTTTCTGCGGAATCTCAAAAGTGGGGGTTAACAACGACGCAAGATGCGAGACACGTGTATTTCCCTCATTGTTTGCGCCATCTGTTAGGAAAATGTGCATTCGCTCGGTAAACTCGTCGGAAATATTCGCGTCAGGTTTCACGTAGTCGCCCTCGACAGACATGAGACGCGCAACTTCTTGAAAACATTTCTCGAAATTTGTTCCACCGCCGGGGCGAATGTTCGTCACCACTTCAATGAGTTGGTCCTTGTTTTCTCCGGTCACGAGACAAGGCATGATGGCACACGAAGCGCGCGAGTCAAAGCTCACGACCGCAATGTAGAATTCCGCATGCGGATTTTCATCTTGTTGGGATGCAATATACTCAATCATATTTTTAACAGTCGAATGTACGAAATCCATTTTTGTTTGTGGGGCTTGTCCGCGTCTTGTTGCCGTCTCCCCCATCGACCCAGATGCGTCAATCGATACATACATGATAAATCGCATTTTTTGGCGAACAACAGCATTCGCCCCTTCGACTACAATGGGGGGTATGGTAATATTCAAAATACCACGGTTATACTCACCGTCTCCGTTTGCAATGGTTGCCGGCTTGCTTGATGAAACGAGAGCGAGTGAAGTTTGCATTGTTTTGATTCTGATAACTGGAAAATATTTCTTTCTTGTTGTGCTTATATATCAATTTATATGGTTTATTTTACTTCAATTTTCCGTTCCGTTCATACACATAAGTAAAAAACACGAAATAATAACCCATAAAATAAATTTAACGTTGCGGATCGCCTCCATTTTGTATATCACACATCAAAATGCTTTATTTGTATGTTTTTTAACTTGTGTGATAAATATTCGGATAAATTTTTAGGTAGTACCTTTATTCCTATAAATTGAGAGTCTTCTTGATTTATCATATCTACTAATTCGGCGGTATTATAATTTTTTATAGGAGGGTCGCTATTCTGTTGCGCCAATGTAACGCGGAAATCATTCGCAGAAATAATAATAGCTACATGTCCGTACATGAAATTTTCGTCTCTTGTTTTTCTCCAGAACAAAATATTGCCCGGTCTTAAACACGATAGTATCTTTTTATTTGAATTTTTATATGCATCGACATAATCAATGCCATATGGAAATTGATACGTTATTAGCGGAACAGTTGTTGACATTTCGTGAATATTATATAGTGTGTTTACCGAATAAAACATATCTTCGGCGTCAATAACGGATGCAAATGTGTAGTTACATTCTTTCGATAAAATACGGCGGATTAGTTCTACACATTCAAATGGGATACCATAAGATGACTTATAATTATCTACATTGGTATTTGGCGTTTTAGTAAATATAAATATTGGACTGTTTAGATTTGTTGCATTTATTATGTTACGTATATAAATGTTATTAGTTGTTTTATGACGATCGGAATGTAAGTATCTAGTATTATTGCAGGGGGTGCACGAATATGAAATGGGAAAATGATTAGACATATTATGTATAATATATACGAATATAACAAAAACATATAACTAAAATATTGGAATAGTTATATGTTTTATTTTATTTTATTTTTTTGGTAAAATTTACAAACACGCATTGCATACGGTTAATTTTATCCCGCCCACCCACCATGATCGGGGTTATGTTTTTTAAATGTTGGAGAAACAGCGATGTTCATCACTTTCTTATGTAATTGATCCAAACTACTAGCACTTGCTTTGCTTACTTTGCTTGATTTGTCTGCTTTGTCTGATTTGCTTACTACTTCAGCGCCTTTATGGCTTGTATGTTTAACTGGTAAATTCAATTTTTCATACGCTTGTCCGAATGATAATGGTTGAATTTTTTTCCCACTTGGTGATTCGTCAGAAGACGAAATATGTACGACATTGGATGGTGAATAGCCTGGGGGTGTAATATCTACGACATTAGATGGCGAGTTGCCAACTTCTACCATATCTCCAATCATACCATAATCTATATGATTTGATAAATTATGTTTTCTGTAATATTTTTTAGCCTCAGGTATTCTTTGTTCTCTAAGTAACCTATAATATCTAGTTAATCTTTTTCTTACTTTGTCTTCAGTTTTTATCTGTTTTAATAAATCTGTTAAAATTTTTTCGCCAATTGCGTCTACCTGAGATTCCGATGCAGACGAACCCATTGCCACAACCGCACCTTTTCCTTTTGGGGAAGCTTTTGCTGACAGTTTAACGACGGGTTGAATTATTACAGGCACAGCTTTTGACAATTTTGGAGATGAACTACCCGACTTTTTAACAGGTGAAACTCTAGGAGTGCCCCAATTTATATGTTGAGCGACGGCAGAACCCACATCTGTATTAATATTTGGTGGTAGACCCCATCCATCTGTTATAATAGAACCTGATGATGATCTACTCGACTTTTTTAGAGGCGATCCTAACATGCTTGCTTGTGCGACAAATTTGGGTGGAGGGGCTATTGTGGGAACAAATAGAGAGGACTTAGACCCTGGAACTTTACTCATGACTGCTTTGGCGAATTTTCTGGGTTTTTTGCTAGACCCACTATCACTACTCGATGATTTCCTTGATTTTATGGCGGCGGCATTAATCATGTCTGGAGAAAGCCACGCAGGCAAGGGTGCATCCCAACCTTTGGGTGAAGATGAGACTACTACCGCGCCTTTTCCTTTTGGAGAAGCTTGTGCTGGCGGTGTAACAGCGGGTTGCAATATTACAGGCGCTAGTTGTGATGCTGCTAGTGGATGTGGTTTAATTTTAACCATAAACTTTTTTTTTGCGGGCTTGTGACTGCCATCGGATGACGAAGAAGACCACACATTTGCAGGGGGTACATGCATAACTACAGCAGCGTGTTTGGGTGATACAACGCCTTTTCCTTTTGGAGAAGCTGGTTGTAATATTACTACTGGTTGTGCTGCTGCTGCTGCTGCGGAATGAACAGAACCAGATGATGAACGCGGGGATGAATGAACTGATGCTACTGCTACAGCATGCGATGGCTGAGATGATTTAGAAGATGAACGACGGGACGCGGATGACGACTTCGACGAAGACCCACTATTTCTAGCTAATAATCGTGCTCCTGATGGTTTATCCGAAGAAATTTTTTTAGTTTTTTTACTAGCAAATTTTTTTCTAAACCATCCTGCTACTCCACTTCGAGGAGACTCGGATACAGGACGACTTATTACACTTTCTTGAGAATTTTTTTTTCGAGATGCAAATTTTGCTGCAAGACTAGCCACTCCCGTAGCTACAGCAGAGCCGAATTTAGCCATCCCTTTTTTCAATGCACCCGGTGCATGTACCGGCTGCGCTACTCTTGGCGGTAATTGTGGCTGCGACGACGCAGAGGAGGACGAACGACGTGACGCAGAAGATGACGAACGGTGTGACGCAGAAGATGCAGAGCCTTTTCCTTTTGAAGAGGCTGGTTGTAATATTACTACTGGTTGTGCTGCTGCTGCTGTTGCTGCTACCGCTAATGGTGGATGTGGGTTAATTTTAACCATAAACTTTTTTTTGGCGGGATTGGGACTGCCATCGGATGACGAAGAAGACCACGCATTTGCAGGGGGTACATGCATAACTACAGCAGCGTGTTTAGGTGATGCAGAGCCTTTTCCTTTTGGAGAAGCAGGGGCAGAGACATGTGACGCGTGCGATGAAACACTACCGTGAGAAGAAGATGGTGCGGAATGAACAGAACCGGATGAACGAGGGGATGAATGAACTGACGCTACTGCTACAGCATGCGAAGGCTGAGATGATCTAGAAGATGAATGACGGGACGCGGATGCAGATGAAGGGTGGGACGCGGATGACGACTTCGACGAAGACCCACTATTTCTAGCTAACAATCGCGCGCCTGCAGGATCAGCCGAAGAACGTTTTTTAGTTTTTTTACTAGCAAATTTTTTTCTAAACCATCCTACTACTCCACTTCGAGGAGACTCGGATACAGGACGACTTATTACACTTGCTTGAGAATTTTTTTTTCGAGTCGCAATTTTTGCTGCAAGACCAGCCACTCCCGTAGCTACAGCAGCGCCGAATTTAGCCATCCCTTTTTTGAATGCACCCGGTGCGCGTACCGGCTGCGCTACTCTTGGCGGTAATTGTGGATGCGACGACGCAGAAGAGGACGAATGACGTGACGCAGAAGATGACGAATGACGGGACGCAGATAAAGACCCACTATTTCTAGCTAGTAAGCCTACTTTTGCTGATTGACCTGAAGAAATTTTTTTAGTTTTTTTACTAGCAATTTTTTTTCTAAACCATCCCATAAATCCTTTACTTTTTACGCCAGTGGCTGCTGCTGCTCTTGGCGATGACGACGAATGACGGGATGCTGATGACGACGCAGATGAAGATAGTCTTGCCGCAACTGCACTCCTTACACCACCGGGTGGTGCTGGACGTGACGCAGATGAAGATGCAGATGACGACGCAGATGAAGATACTCTTGCAAAAGCACCCCTTACACCAACGTGTGCTGCTTTTAGCGACGACGACGAATGACGGGACGCGGATGACGACGCAGATGAAGATACTCTTGCAAAAGCACCCCTTACACCAACGGGCACTCTTTTGTGAGATGACGACGAATGACGGGATGCTGATGACGACGCAGATGAAGACCCACTATTTCTAGCTAACAAGCGCGCGCCTGCGGGGTCAGCCGAATAACGTTTTTTAGTTTTTATACCAGAAAATTTTCCCTTTAACCACCCCAGTATCCCACTTCGAGGAGCTGGGGCTACAGGACGACTTATTACAGTTGCTTGAGAATTTCTTTTTCGGGTTGCAATTTTTGCTTTAATACCAGCAACTCCCTTAGCTATGGTAGAACCAATCAGTGCCGCCCTTCTTCTGAATGCACTAGGTGCACGTACTGGTGGCGGTGATGCTGCGGATGGTGAAGATGAAGACGCAGATGAAGATACTCTTGCAAAATCACCCCTTACACCAACGGGTACTACTTTTGATGGTGACGGCGATGATGATGAAGATGCAGATGAAGGTAGTTTTACTGCGCCTTTCCTCCTTACACCAACGGGTACTACTTTTGATGGTGACGGCGATGATGATGAAGATAATAGTGCAAAAGCACCCGGTCCTTCCCCCCTTACGCGGGTAGCCGCCGAGCGTGGTCGCGGTGATGGTGGCTTTGTGTGTGAAGATGATGTCGATGACCACGGGGATGGAGATGCTGTTGCCGCAACAGCTATGGATTTTTTCGATTTTGCACGATGACCCTTGGCTGTACGGCGTAGTTTTTTAAATCCTTTTTGTAATGCATATAATACCGGCATTACTCTTTTTAATTCTGCACTGTCTTTGTCTGGTTCTTCTGATGATACAGACGACTCGGCTTCTTTTCTTTCTGCTCTTTTTCTTCTAAATGAATCAAATTTTTTTTTAGTTTTTGTTTTTGCATAATTAAATCCCTTTTGCATTGCATATAATACAGGCATTCTTCTTTTTAATTCTGCACTTTCTTTAGCCCTTATGTCATCCTCTTTTTCTTTTAGTCTTCTGACTACATCATGGGCAGTTATCGCTAATTTTGAACGTCTTCTCGGCACAGAACCCTCCTCAATGCTCAAACTTCTTTCCGTGGAAGGAGAATCCGAAGATATTAATCTTCTATGCAACAATTCGCTATCACTGCTATGAGGTGACGAGGATGTACGAGTTGGTTTGCGACGTCTGCTGTATCTCCTGGTAGCTGCTTTCGGTGAAGGTCTGGGTGCGATAATACCAATAGGTGTGGTGTTTGATACAGGCGGTGGGATTGACAATGTTGGAACAGTGGGTTGCTGTGGTATGATAGCCGGGGGAGCTGGAGCAACCGATTTTTTTTTAAATGTTTTTTTTAAAAAGTTGGTAAATTTTTTAAAACGACCCTGCTTGGGGAGCTGGGGGGGACGCGGTAACGATGGACTTGGTGCAGAAAAGGCGTAAGGCTGTAAGCTTGAACCGCGCACTATAGGCAAGCGTCGTTTATGAAGAAGGGAAGTATAAACTCGAATAAGAGGAAAAGAGAGGTGTAGTAGATTGAAAGTGTAAAAGTGTGGTGGTTTTTGAAGAGCGCGAAAGAGAGTATTAGGGTTACGAAAAGAGGGAGGTTTAGAGTATAAAAAATTA